TTTAAATCTGCAATGGCAGACATGATTGCTTTGGAGTTGGCTCGTTCCCCTGAAAACGATTCTTTTGTGGCGGTGTAATGGCAGAAGCACTAACAGTCAGTAGTATTTCAGCCCCAGGTTTTTTTGGGGTAAATACACAAGATTCGCCGCTTGATTTAGCGGCTGGATTTGCTTTGGTTGCAACTAACTGCATCATTGACCAGTATGGTCGCATTGGCTCACGCAAGGGTTGGTCAAAGGTTAATTCTTCTAGTGGGAACCTTGGTGCTAATGACGTTAAGGTTATCCATGAGTTAGTCCAAGCCGATGGCACTTTGACTGTCTTATTTGCTGGCAACAATAAATTATTTAAGTTTGATTCAAGCAATGTAGTTACTGAGTTAACCTATGGTGGGGGTGGTACTGCACCAACAATTACTGCAAGTAACTGGCAATGTGCATCATTGAATGGAATTACTTACTTTTTTCAGTCAGGTCACAATCCTCTAATTTATGACCCTGCTGTTAGCACTACGACATATCGTAGAGTTAGCGAGAAAACAGGTTATGCGGCTACTGTTCCTGATGCTGACATTTGTATCTCAGCCTTTGGTCGTTTGTGGGCGGCAAATACTGTCACCAATAACTCTACTGTTTACTTCAGTGATTTAATTGCTGGCCATGTATGGTCTACAGGAACTGCTGGCTCGTTAAATGTCAACAATGTTTGGCCTAATGGTGCTGACCAGATAACTGGTTTGGCTGCTCATAATGGATTCTTGTTCATTTTTGGCAAGCGTCAAATCTTGATCTACTCAGGAGCTACTACTCCATCAAGCATAGTACTGAGTGACACAGTTGAGGGTATTGGTTGCCTTGCTAGAGACAGCATTCAAACTACAAGTACTGATGTGCTGTTCTTATCTAACTCTGGCATTCGTTCTTTGATGAGAACAATTCAAGAGAAGTCTGCTCCTGAAAGAGACTTGTCTAAGAATGTGCGTAATGATTTGATGACTGTGATTGCTGGTGAAACACTGGCAAACGTCAAGTCTATCTATTCTGAAAAAGAAGCATTCTATTTATTGTCTACACCTAGCATTAGTGCTGTTTGGTGTTTTGACACAAAAGCATTTTTGCCTGATGGTTCTGCAAGGGTAACAACTTGGGACTCTATAACTCCCACAGCATTTCTTTCACGCAGAGATGGGACTTTGTACATTGGAAAGAATGGCTATATTGGTTTGTATGGAACATACCAAGACAATGCAAGTGCATATCGGATGCTGTATTACACCAATCATGCTGATCTTGGCGACCAAAACATAACATCTATTTTGAAGCGTCTATCTGTAATTGTGATTGGCGGCACAAATCAAACACTTACCTTTAAATGGGGTTTTGACTTTCAAGCCAACTACAATTCTGAAAATTCAACTATCCCAACCCAAGGTGTTGCTTACTATGGTATTTCTGAGTATGGTGCAAATGCAACTGTCATTGCAGAATACTCAAGTGGTGTTGCGTTGCAAACATTGAGAGTGAATGCAACAGGAACAGGAAAAATTGTTCAAACTGGATATGAAACAGACATCAATGGTTCTGGATTATCTATTCAAAAGATTGAAATTCAAGCCAAAAATGGTAAAGTGACCTAAAGGAATAAGTATGACAAATTACACCAAATCAACCAACTTTGCTACCAAAGATGCTCTTTCATCAGGCAATGCTTTGAAGATTGTTAAAGGTACTGAAATCAATACTGAGTTTGACAACATCCAAACTGCTATTTCAAGTAAGTCTGACTCAGCAAGCCCTACTTTTACAGGAACAGTTGTAATTCCAACTGCAACGATAACTACTGCAAATATTTCAGGTGGTACTATTACTGGAATTACTGATTTGGCAGTTGCTGATGGTGGTACTGGTGCTTCTACTGCGGCTAATGCAAGAACTAATCTTGGTTTGGTAATCGGCACAAACATACAAGCATGGGATGCTGATTTAGATACATGGGCAACAAAGACTGCCCCTAGTGGTGTTGTTGTTGGCACAACTGATACACAAACATTAACAAACAAAACATTAACAAGTCCAAACATTGGTGGGACTCCTGTTATGAATTCTAGTGTGATTACCTCTGGTACTGCTGTTGCATCTACTAGTGGTACAAGCATTGACTTTACTTCTATTCCATCTTGGGTAAAGCGTATTACTGTAATGTTTAATGGTGTGTCAACTAATGGTACGGCTTATATTCGATTACAACTTGGTACAAGTAGCGGCGTTGAATCTTCTGGTTATGTCGCCTCATGTTCTCAAATTGGTAGCACTGTTGCAACAACTGCTTCAAATGTTGGTTTTGATAGTTATAGCGACACTGGTGCATCGCTTGCTAGATATGGTTCATTTATATTTTCATTACTTGGCTCAAATACTTGGTGTTTGCAAGGAGCATATGCAATTAGTGGAAATTTCACATATTTATTTTCTGGTTCAAAAACATTGGCAAATACGTTAGATCGAGTCCGCATTACTACAACCAATGGTACAGACACTTTTGATGCTGGTTCGATTAACATTCTTTACGAATAAATATGATGATTCAAGATTCTCAATTCCGCATTACTCATCATTTCAGTGATGGGTTGTATGCCAAAGAGTCATTCTTCACAGCAGGAATGGCAATAATGAAGCATACGCATAACTTCAGCCATTTGTCTATTTTGGCTCATGGCAAGGTTGCTGTATTGCGTGGTACTGAGATTGATATTGTTTCTGCTCCTGCTTGCATTGAGATTGAGGCTGGTGTGACTCACGGAGTTAAAGCAATTACTGATTGTGTTTGGTTTTGTATTCATGCCACAGATGAAAAAGACCCGTCTAAAGTGGATGAGATTTTGATTAAAGGGGATTGATATGCCAATTAGTGCAGTATTAGGATATTTAGGGGCGCAAGAACAAGCTGGCGCTACAGAAGCGGCGGCTAATACTTCTGCGGCGGCTCAACGTGAAGCGGCAAGAATGGCGGCTGAAGCGGCTAAGTTTCGCCCTGTTGGAATCACTTCCCGTTATGGCACTTCTAACTTTCAATTCAGTCCTGAAGGCTATTTAACTGGTGCTGGTTATAACGTCAGCCCTGAACTACAAGCCTATCAAAATCGCTTGATGGGTTTGACTGGTGGCGCTTTAAGTCAAGCAGAACAGGCTCAACAACAGTATCAACCTTTGTCCACAGCGGCTACAGGTCTGTTTGGCTTGGGTCAACAGTATTTGGCTCAGAATCCTCAAGATGTTGCGGCGCAATATATGCAAAAGCAACAAGATTTGCTTGCTCCTAGCCGTGAACGTCAGATGGCTCAGTTGCAGAATCAGTTGTTCCAACAAGGTCGTGGTGGATTGTCTGTAGGCGCTACAAGTGCAAGACCAAGTGGTGCGGCAGGATTAGGTGCTACTACACCTGAAATGGAAGCCTACTACAACGCTATCGCTCAACAAGATGCTCAGTTGGCGGCAAATGCACAACAAGCTGGTCAACAGAATGTTGCGTTTGGTGCTGGATTGTATGGAACTGGTGCTGGATTGTTGGGTCAGTATCAGGCTGGTCAAGTTGGCGCATTGAGTCCATTCACGACTTATTTGGGCGCTGGTTCTACCATTGAATCCCTTGGACAACAACCATTGGATATTGGTGCTCAGTTGGGCGGTAGAGCCGCTACTGCTGGTGCTAATGTTGGTCAATCGTTATTGATGGGTGGCTTGAATGCCGCTAGAACTCAACAAGCTGGCGCAACAGGAAGTCCTTTAGGTGGATTGTTGCAAGGTGCGGCTAGTAATCCTCAATTTACTCAAGGATTACAAAATTGGTGGAGTCAACCCAATCAAACTGGCATGACAGGAGCGCAGAATGATATGTTGGCGGCTCAAGGTAGCTACTACAACCAACCATCAGTTGTTGCTCCAGTTAATCAATCGCAAGGTTATAACGCTTGGTATTAAGGAATAAATCATGGCAACAGAAATTGGTGGACTTTTCACAACTCCTGAACAGTATCAACTTGCTCAACAGCAACAACAACAGGCTCAAGCATTGCAATATGCACAACTTGACCCAAGAGCGCAAGCTAACTATGGATTTTTTAATGCTGGACAAAAGCTAGGTGGTGCATTGGGCGGTGCTTTAGGTGGTGTAGACCCACAATTACAATTAATTTCACAGCGTAATCAAATTGCTAGTCAGATAGACATGACTAATCCTTTATCAATCAGTAAAGGTGTTCAAATGGCATCTCAATTGGGGGACATTCAATTAGCTACAGGATTGGCTGACAGACTAAAAACTTTACAAGAGTCAATGACTAAACAAACTCTTGAAGGCGCTCAAGCCGCTGAAAAATTAGCAAATATTCCAAAACTTGGCGCAGAAACATTAAAACTTGGCACTGAGGCTTTAACTAGACAACAAACTATTGATTCATTAAAGTCACAATTCAATTTTAATGATGCTGATGCTAGTACTATTGCAAATAATCCTGCACTGGTTCAAGCATATTTAACTCCAACTTCAGCCAAAGCATTTGAAGCAATTAAGACTGGTAAATATACACCTGAAAGTGCCGCTAAATATGCACAATCAGGAAATCTTTCAGACTTAGATCAAATTGATATGACATCTAAACCAAGTGAAGATTGGTTGAAATATGCCAGAGCATCAGGTCTTGATGCAAAAAGATCATTTGGAGATTACACACCTCAAGAAGTTGCTCTTGTTAACAAGAAACAATTTGATGCAGATATTGCATTGAATCAAGCTAAAGCTCTGTCTGTAAAAATACCTTTAGGCGATGTTCTTGATAAAGTATATTTGTCTAGAGACAGAGAAGAAGCGGCTAAGAATTGGGCTACTGCTGGAGAGGCATATAAAGTAACAGTTCCAATGATTACAAAACTTGACAAAGTTGAATCAACTATTGGAAATGCCTTTACAGGAACAGGTGCAGATGCAAAACTTTCCATCGCAAAAGGTTTATCAGCAGTTGGCGTAAAAATTAGCGATAAGGCTACAGATACTGAAATTGCAAACGCTATTTCTGCACAAGTTGTTCAACAAATTGCTAAGGTTTTCCCCGGCTCTCAATCTAATAAAGAACTTGAACAGTTGGTTAAAAGTAAGTTTAATGTTCAACAAGAATTGCCAACTATCTTACGTTTAATTCGTCAGGCAAGAGACGAAATGATTGCTCAAAAAATTACTTACGAGCAAGGCGCAAAACTTCCTGATTCAGAAAGAACAAAGTTCAATGCTAGTTTGGCTCAAGGGCAAAATTATCAGAAAATACAACAGTATCGTGATTTTGAAGATAAGTACCGCAAGGGAACTATTCTTCCTGAAGAACGAGCAAAAGCCGCACAGTTAAAAGCTGATCTTGGTCTATAAGGAGGATATATGGCAGAAATAGATTGGCGTGTTGACCCACGCTCTGAGCAATCCATGACTCCTGCGCCTAGTCGTGAAGAAATGGCGGCTAGAGAAAGGGAATTAGAAAAAACAAGAGCACAAATTGGCGGTTCTTATTTTGGTGTAACAGGATTATTCCCTACTGAAAATCAAAGTAGTTTATCTACCATTGGTAGTATTGCTGGAGGAATTGCGCCTTTACTCTTTCCAGAGTCAAAAATAGTTGCACCAATCATGCGCTTGACAGAAGCCGCACCTGCTGTTGCAAGACCATTTATTCCATCATTGCTTGGTTCTGCCGCTGGAACTACTGTTGGAACTATAGCTGAGCAAGCAATTTTGCCAGATCAAAGAATTTTTTCTACTGAAACTGGAAAGAAATTATTAGAAAACAATCTTGAAAATGCCGCATTTGACCTTGGCGGTAACTTAGTATTTACTGCTTTTGGTAAGGTAATTAAAGCTGGTAAAGATCAACTTACTAAAGCTGGAATTGTTCCATCAGCAAGTTTTTTTGCAACACCCGAACAAGAGGCAAGAAGGGCGGCTCAAGAATGGTTGTCATCAAGGGGTGCAACTCTTACAAAAGGTCAACTAACTGGAAATATTGGAACTCTTGAAGGAACATTGAAATATTCACCAGCTTCTACGTATTTTGACCAACAACAAAAAGCTGTTAAAGAAGCACTCAATGCGGGTGCAAACGATGTTAGATCAGCACTTGAAACTTCAGATGCCTTTAAAAACGCTTTAAAAGAAACTGAACTTACACAAATGACAGTTGGAGATCGTTTCCAAAATGCCATTGGTGAAGCCGATAAATTGATGAAGGAAAAATTTGCCCCAGTCTATGAAAAGATTGATGCAGATCAAGGATTGCGTGTTAATTTAGTTCCATTAAAACAAGAAGCACAAAAAGAACTTGATAAATTAGCTCAACGTAAATTTATTGGTGCTGGAAGTGACAGAAGAAAAGTATTAGAAGACATCATTAAACAAGATGATGAAGTTACTTTTGGAACTGCTCATGCTTTAAGAAGTGATTTGTTGGCAAGTGGTAGAGAGGCAACTAAAGAAGGTGTTCCATCTACTGTTTTGCAAAAAGAATATTACAACCAAGCCCAAGGTATTGCCAATCAAATGGACAACATCATGGTTCTTACTTTTGGCAATGAAGAAGAAAAAGCGATTGCCAGAAAAATGGGATTAATTGGCGGCATAGATCAACCTGCTGGACTACGAAATGGTCAATACATTGGAAATAATTTTGCATCAATAGATGCGATGAACATTGGAAGAACAAAAGCTACTACTGCAAACAATGACTTATTGCGTGAATATTTTAATGCTCAAAGTAGTTATAAAAATGCAATGGGTGGTTTGTATAGCGGAACAATGCAAGCGGCTTTAAAGGAAGAGCCATCTGCTGTTGGAGGTTATTTATTTAATATTGACAGACCTGAAAGAATGAAAGATACAGTTAAAGCTATTTCTGAAGTTCAAAAGTATCTTCCTAAAGAACAAAGTGCTGGATTGAAAGCAGAACTTCAATATGGATATTTAAACAAGATATTTGGTGACCCAAATGGTATTGCAACACTTAGTAAAAATCTTGACGACAAAACATTTAAAGAGGGTTTCAATTATTTATTTCAAGAACCAACATTAAGAAAACAGCTATTGGATATAGCAAATGCCACTAAATATGGTTTAGAAGAAAGTGCTGGTTCTACTGCATTAAGGACTAAATTTATTGGTTCGGCTATTACAACAGCTACTGCTGGCGTATCAACTTTAGGATATCTAAACTTACCAGATGAAATAAAAAACAAAATTGATCTTCCATCTGCACTTGCTAGTTATGGTGTTTTATATGTAACTCCAAAAATGTTGGGAAGAGCTTTGACAAATAAAAATACTATGGATGCACTTGCTATGATTCCAAAGGCACAAGCAAATCCAAAATATGCAGGTGCAATGGCTACAAAAATTGCTGATGCTTTAAATCGTTCAGGAATATTGGATGAAGAATATGCAAATGATGTTAATAAGTTTTTGCATGGTGCTCCAAAACAAGAATCATTGCAACAAGCTCCTGTGATTAATTGGGATGTTGCTCCTCAAGCACAACCTGCCCAATAAGGACACAAAATTGACCCAATCTCTATTTGTCTTCTTGCGGCTGGCTTGGTCAAGAACATCCAAGCTGGCTGTGACCTTTACAAGCAAGCTAAAGAGCAGTTTGTCTCCATTAAGAAGACTGCCGATGAAGTTATTGCCATTGGTAAAGAAGTTAAAGGATTTTGGGGTTCATTGCGTAAACTATTTGGCGGTAGTCCCAAGCCTGAGACTGCAAAGTCTGTGGCAAAGACTAAGAAGTCTGAGTATGTCGCTGTTGACGAAACTCAAGTCAAAACAGAAATCGTAAAGAATCTAAGTGAGTTTTTCAAGTTGCAATCCATGCTTGAACAGCACATTAGGGAAGCTGAAGAAAAGGCTAGGACTGTAGTTTTTGCTGATGATGTTAACTTGATGGAAGAAGCCCTAAACAGGGTTTTGGCACAACAAGAAATGGAGAGGTTGGTAGTTCAGATACGAGAGTGCATGGTCTACCAGTCGCCCCCTGAGATGGGTGCTTTGTATTCAGAAGTCTTTAGCATGAGAGACATCATTGCTGGAGAACAAGAGAAAGCAAGGAAAATGCGGGATGCTGAAACATGGCAACGAAAGGAAAAGGAGCGTCTTCTACACGAAAGGCAAGTGTATCTCCTAGTGACTACCCTTTGCCTCCTATATACATGGCTTCTGATCGGGTTCATAAGCAAGATTGGGAGAGCGTAGTGGGATGGATTGCCGCTTGTGTACTTGTCATATTTTTGATTCCCATCATGGCTATGATTCTTCTAGAGACTCTAGAGGCAAAGCATGAGGTCAAGCAACAGGTAGAGAAAGTTGAGAAACTGAGAAGACAGATTGAGAACTCTGAAAGGAAGAAGAATCGTGACAAAGAGCCTAGCACTATTATTGATAATCCTATCTTTGACAGGGTGCGAAGACCGATTTCGTTACCCTTGCCAAAATCCCAAAAATTGGAGTGATGCAGAATGCAAGCCTCCAATCTGTACTGCTACTGGTACTTGCCCTGACCAACTTGTAACACCTGAAAAGGAGAAAAAGTAATGCCTACCATTGGATATAAAACTAACAACCGCCTTACTCCTGAAGAAATTGAAGTCAGGATTTGGGCAATAGTGATCTTTTCTTTGACGATGATTCTTTTAGGGTCTGTCGCCATGTTCTTGTATAGCGTGTCTTTTGTTACTCAGCCCATGAATGGAATGGCGGCAATCGACAAGGTTTACACCCAACAGATCAATACCATCATGGTGTTCATTACTGGTGTTTTGGGTGGTGTAGCTGGTCGTAGTGCTGTTTCAGCCACTGCAAAAGCTGTTGCCAAGGCAGAAGCCGTTGACAATGATGAGCCTCCTGCACCATGAGTTTGTTCAATCCTTGGGTGCTGTTGGGCATCCTGATGACTGTTTTAGGTGCTTTTGGTAGCGGTTATTACAAGGGTGGCAGTGATGAAACTGCCCGTCAACAGGCTGAAATAGCCTCTTTGAATGCCGCCGCTAGGGAGAAAGAACAAGCCCTAGTTCAAGCCGTAAACAAGCAAACAACACAATTATTAAAGGTAGAAAACAATGCAAAGATTCAGATTGCGAAGCGTGATGCCGCTATTACTGCTGGTACTCTCAAGTTGCGGATTCCTGTCAAAGCCCCCGTCTGCCCCGTACACGCCTCCTCAGATGCCCCCGTTACCAGCGGAGATAGCGTTCAAGCAACAGCCGAACTTGACAGAGAGACTGCTAAAAATATTATCGCCATCACAGACGATGGAGACAAAGCCACCCGACAACTGAATGCTTGCATAGATGCTTACAACACTGTTTATCAAACTTTGAATAAATCACGTTAAGATTCACGCTGTTGTCATTGATTTCATTTAATTTTAGGCAACTTCATTGGAGTTGTCATGGCAAAAGCTGTTTATAGTGACTTTGAGTTTATTGAACTTTGGAAAACGCACGAATCTGCTAGTGCAATGGCAAAAGCTGTTGGGATGGATATTCGTAATATCCTTAGACGAAAAAACAACTTAGAAGTTAAGTACGGCGAAGAACTTAAGTCAAAGAAAAATCCACATCAAACTGTTAAGCCAAATGCCGCAAGAAAAGAACTAGGGATTGAAAATGGCATTGTTATTGTTTTTAGTGATGCTCACTTCTGGCCTAGTGTCCATACAACAGCGTATAAAGGTCTTCTTTGGGCGATTAAAGAGTTTCAACCTAAAGCTGTCATTGCCAATGGAGATATATTTGATGGCGCTAGTATCTCTCGCTATCCTCGTATTGGATGGGATTCAACGCCATCGGTAATCCAAGAGTTGAAAGCCTGTGAAATAGCCCTTGGCGAAATTGAAGAAACCGCTAAGAAGGTTAGACACAATGTAAACCTAGTGTGGACATTGGGCAACCATGATGCTCGGTTTGAGAACCGATTAGCCGCCAATGCGCCTCAATATGAGTATGTCAAGGGTTTTTCCTTGAAAGACCATTTCCCTGCATGGCATCCTTGCTGGTCATGCTGGCCTACAGAAGAAGTAGTGGTTAAACATCGCTGGAAGGGTGGTGTACACGCTACACACAATAATACAGTCAATGCTGGTGTCTCAATCATTACAGGGCATCTACACAGCCTTAAAGTGACCCCTTTTGCTGATTACCAAGGAAACAGGTTTGGCGTGGATACAGGCACTTTGGCTGACACTAATGGAGCACAGTTTGTAAACTATCTTGAAGACTCCCCTACTAATTGGCGTTCAGGATTTGCTGTATTGACGTTTCATGAGGGCAAGTTACTTTGGCCTGAGTTAGTCCATAAATGGGCTGAAGATAAAATAGAGTTCAGAGGCAAGGTGTATGACGTATAAAAAAAGGGGAGTCCTAAGACCCCCCTGCAAGTAACAACTGCACTTAAATTATGCCACACGTTCCCAGATTATTCCATCTTCGTCTTCTGCGGTCTCTCCGATTTCGTATTCTTCGGATACTTCGTCTTCATCGCTTTCGTCAACTTCGTCTTCGCTGACTTCTTCATCGCATTGGTTGTATTCGTACTCATCGGTAACGTCATAGTCAACACACCAGCCATGCAATTGCTGGAATTCGATGAATTCTTGGATGATTGCAATCTTCTCAAAATCATTTGTTTCAATAGTTACTGAGTCATCTCCAAAATCCCACTCTGCAATGTTAATCTCAATCTTGTACATGATATTCCCCTTGGTTATGGCACTATTGCCAAGTAAAATCCTATCTCTGATTTGTGACAGCTTCCACCCATAATCCATCAATTTTTACAACGAAAGGTTAAATAAATGAACTTATCTACCAATTTTTCTTTGAAAGAACTAACGAAATCTGACACCGCTACCCGTCTTGGTATCGACAATACACCTGATGAGGAAGCCCTTGACAATCTCAAGACTTTGTGTGACAAGGTGCTTCAGCCTGTGCGTGAGCATTTTGGTAAGTCTGTGACTGTGAATTCAGGTTATCGTAGTCCTGAGTCCAATGCCGCTGTTGGTGGTTCTAAGACTTCAGACCATTGCAAGGGTCAAGCCGCTGACATTGAGATTGATGGCTTGCCCAATCCTGAACTGGCTCAATGGATTATGGATAACTTGGACTACACCCAGTTGATCTTAGAGTTTTACACACAAGGTCAGCCAAATTCAGGTTGGGTTCATGTATCTTATGACCCTAATAACCTGAAGAAACAGGAATTGACTGCTGTTAAGGTGGCAGGGAAGACCCAGTATCTCCAAGGACTACAGGCTTAATTAGCCTTTTGCAGAAGTGTTTGGGGACTAGGTGTTCAAAGAACATCACTTCCCCACACTTCTCACATAGCCATGCTTCACCTCGGTCTATTGTGGTTACTTTGTTGCCACGTTGACCATTACGTCTTCCGTAAAAGGTTCTTATCTTACGAATCATTTGCTAAGTTTAGCCCTTGAATAGATAAAAAAATCTTTCTTTTCGGTCAACGCAATGCGCTCTCGTGCATTTTTACCCAATGATTGACCAGCGGCTACTTGTTTAAGTTCTTTATCTCTCATCCAAATACTAGGCTCTCCTCGCCAGTTAAAGACGTTCTTAGGTTTATTCATCTAAATCTCTCTCAAATACTAAGTAAAACCACAATTAGGGCGGCTACGGCAAGTCCAATCAATATGTCTGCAATCATTTTTTAAGACCTCTTATATAAATCGCCAAACTGTCAATGGTGTCTATGCCAAACCCTTTCATCTTTTCAATCTCTTGAGCAACTTCTTCAATGACTTGATTCCGATATGGATTTGTCGTTATAGCAACCTTTACAGCTTCCTTACGTTGTTTAGCTCTACGTTCAATCTCGTTAAATGCCTCGTCTTCTTCAGTCATGGTCAACCTCGTTTTGAAGTAAGTAAAGCACCCAAATAAGGATTACCCCAAAGGCAATCACAACAAAAGCACCAAATCCCATCAACATAAAAGTAACGAGCACATCCCACATTAGACTGCCCTCCATTCACGTTCATTTCGCCCCGCATAGGACTTTACAGTCCTGCCTGTCAACTGGATTAGATTCATCTTCTCTAATTCGTTTAAACGGCGTGAGACTTGATTTCTGTCTAGATTGGTATGTTGGGCTATGCCATCCTTACCAAGCGCCCCATGAGCCTTTAAACAGTCCACAATGATGCCAAAGTGCTTGGAAGCCAAGTCCTTAGCGGCATCAGCGGCTTCATAGCTGGTTATAGGGTCTGAATTCCTAACCCTGTTGAATATTGGTAAATCAAAGAATCTTTTCACTTCACCACCAAAATGTGTGTCATCTAACAAACTCATCATCAACTCCTATCAATTAAAAAGTTAGTGGGTACTCACTTGCGCTTTCCCCGCTGTGTTACATCAGAAAGGTACGTCTGAATCCATATCGTCAAAGCCACTTGAGGACTTCTTCTTTGGTGAGGAAGTGTTGGCTTCTTCTTTAGGACTTACTGCAAGACCCATGAATTTGCCTGATTTACCCTCTTTTATCCAAGCTGAGAGCCAGTAGGACTGACCATCGACTGTGATGTTGCCTTTATAGTCGGGCTGGTTGCCTGTCTCTTTTTTGTCGTTCTTAAAAAGTACGCCACTGTTGTCACGTTGTTCCATATTTACACCTTGATTTCATTGAGTTTTTTAACCTTGTCATCCACTTCAGCAAGAAACTGGATAACCTCTTGTTCGAGTTCTGCAATATACATATCATTGCGCTCGATTCTTTTGATGAACAGTTGTAGGTGTTCGGGCATTCGTGGGTCGAAACTCACAAAGTCGCACCAACTTCTATCTGCACATCGCATCTGCCATTGAATTTGGTCATAGTATTTCTTTGCTGGTTCATCACCAAGGATTGTGTCGATATGGGTTGCCGTGTTGGGACACTTGATCTCTAGGCATCCATCATCACCCACCAAGCCATCAGGAGAGGCGGCAGACATAGGAATAGTTGGATGGTCAATAGCACCTACCTGATCGACCATATTGCCTGTCTTAGCCTCATATGCGGCACGAGCAAAGGGTTCATTCTCGATTCCCCACTCCATAGCCGCATTGGTGTATGACTCTGCCACTTGTTGTGTCATACGCTCGACTACCAGTTGAGCCATGTAGTTAGCCCTGCTGGTGCTGTAACCTGACTTAGTTTTGGCAACAATGTCAGAGATACGAGAAGCAGTAGCTTTGCCACAACGCTGTTTAAACCACTCGGGTGTGCCTTGTTCTACATCGCTCATTTCAATGCTCCTTTACGTTTTTCTTTAGCATCAATCACTTTCTTTTGCCAGCCCTTATCACCATCGCAAGCAGAGTAAGCAACAGAGTAGACATTCTTCAATTCCTCTAAAGTTGATGCGGCATCAATAGCCGCCAAGTGGTCAATCATCAAGCCAACATCTACTGTTTCAATGTTGCCTGAGCCTGTCGTTGAATCAAGCGCATCGTGCTCTAAAAGCTCAAGCGCAAGGGTATAAAGGTAACGGCGGTTGTAGGTCTGGCAAGCGCCCATGTTTTGCACTTCGTGGCAACCTTTGAGAGCCGCTGAACCAAATGGGCAAGTAAAGACAATTTCTCCACCGCCATCTGTATCGACTATGCAAAGTTCTGCTTGTTCTTTGGTAAACGACACAATGCTAATCAGACCTAGTTGGTCAAAGATTTCGAGTGCTGGATGCAGGAAGTCACCAAGTTCAAAGTAGTTATACCCTGCAAATTTGTTGTGTCCTGATTTCTTTAATGTGCGTGACCGCATCATTTTTCGGGCATCAGCCAGTTTCTTGTACACGCCCATATTGGCTTTGCTTTGTTCGTTCATATTCACTCCTGTTTAAAAATGTCTTTAAAAATCTCTGATGTTTCTTTGTTCACTGCCCACATTGAGAGCATGGTTAGGTCGCAGTGGATTTGGTTAACGTCTTTGGCAAACCCCTCAAACTTGTTTGCGAGACATTTGTCTGACAACCTCTTTGTTGCCTGTTCTATCCTGATGAGGATGGGTGCGTAATCTAGCATCTTGAGCCTTTTGAAATGTTGTTGAAATGTCAGTCTTGGTTGAGTGTGTATATACAAACTCAGGGTTAGTCAGTCTTTGTGTCGGGTACACCTTTCTTAGAGTTAAAGATTTGTTGGGCAATAGAGAATTGGGTATCAAAGTCAAAGTCTCTAAGTTTGAACCAATTTCCTGAGCATGAGCAGATTGGCAGAGTCGCAATTTTAGGATTTGTACAAAATTGGCAAAATTCATCATCTTGACTGTCCTCTAGAATTTGACCTACTGAGTTTTTCATTTTCATAATATTTACTCATCAAACATTTGTTGAAATTGTGCATCCATTTTGGCTTGACGTTGTTTTGCCAATGCCATAGCGTTTGCATCTCTAAGAATCCAAATATTGCGTAACTCTCTAAGTTCATCGTCTTCATCAATCCAGTATGTCTTGACAAAGCCGTTGATAGAGAATTCTGCTTGTCGGGTTATCTTGGTTTCTATGCGCTTCTTGAGCAGTTCCATAGCATCATCCCAATCTCCCTGTTTGATGGCTAAAGGAATAGCAACAGAGCCAGCAATGGCTTCCATTACATCATCGTCATTTAAGTTTTGCAGGGCTTCCCATTTGGCACGTTCAAAGTATTCACTCACAGCAAATCTCCTCAATTTGTTTTTCAATAAAGGTGCGGTCTTTGTCTGACAATTCGTTAGTAATGTCCATTCGTTTTGTTCCTACCAGTAGGTAGAGCGACCAAAAGAATTTGTTGTAAATGCCCTCTTTGGGGCTGTATTCGGGGTCGTATTCCCATTCAACAATAAACTTGAACATATCGTCAAGTTCGTAAAGTTCTATTTCGAATTCCATATTAACGCCTTTCAATGTGGTTGGTAGAGTTCGTAGTGTTACACAAAATATAATGTTTAACACTAGGATAAACCCTAATTGTGGTATTTGTTAAACACTACACAATCTGCCCCTCTATGCCTAGACCTAAATCAGACCTAACTGGACAGACAATTTATGTTGCTGTCCGAACTACGCCCTCTCTCAAAGAGGAGTTTAAACGACTTGGTGGAGCTTCATGGCTACGCCGATTCCTTTCCGATTCTCTGAACAAACACCAACAAGAGAAGAAAAGTTAGTATAATGATTTGAAACACGGCTAGGTCTGAAGTCATGAGCAGATCGAAAAGAGTACCCACCCCTCCTGCCGAGGTTTCTTTTCAGGGTGGAATTTTAAGGTGTGGGAAATGTATTATTACCAATTTCATATTGGCGACTATCGGTCTGCCACTTCTCATTTATCCAATGAAGAAGATTTAGCATATCGGAGACTTTTGGATATGTATTACGACACAGAAAAGCCAATTCCACTTGATGTTGCATGGGTGTCTAAACGTATAAAAATAGCTCCAATGATTGTTAAAGATGTTCTAAACGATATGTTTAAACAGACTGAAGATGGCTTCATTCAATCAAGGTGCGACAGAGAAATAGCCACATATCAAGGCTTTTCTACTGCTGGAAAACTTGGGGCGGCAATAAGGTGGGGAAAGCGGGGTGATAGCCCCCCTATAACCCCCCCTATAGCAACCAGTAACCATGAACCAATAACCAATAACCATAAACCAATAAAAGAAAGAACAAGAGGCTCACGCCTCTCTGCTGATTGGGTTTTGCCAAAAGAGTGGGAAGATTGGGCTAGACAGGAAAGACCTGATTTAGATTTGCGGAGTGTGGGTGAGCAGTTTAGGGATTACTGGAATGCAAAAGCAGGTTCAGGCTCTACAAAGTTGGATTGGCAAGCAACATGGCGCAACTGGGTGAGAAATCAAAAGGTGGTGTTTAAACAGGCTGACATTATCAGAACGACAGTACCATCAAGCTCACAGCGTGACCCTGCCCTTGCAAAACTTGACGAAGATATGAAGAATGCCAAGCCAAACCCTGAGATTCTTGCCAAAATTAGAGAAGGCTTCAGGAGTAAATTAGGATGACACGAACAGAAGCCAATAAACTGCTTGACGAGGTAAAAGATGGAAAACACTACCCGAACAGTCTTATCCTGCAATCCCTCTTTGTATGTGGTGACCTTGAACCATTTGGTTTGGATGGCGAGGATGCCAGCATCCAAGGACTATGCTTGGCACAGGGCGAAAGAACTGGACTCCGACATATCTGGTTTGTGGGTGGGGATTAAAGACGATTTAGTCAAAAACATGAAGGAAGAAAATGTTATACCTAGGTATTGATACTGGTGTTGCTAATGGCGCACTTGGGGCTATTAACCACAATGGCGAATATGTTGATTCTTTTATGATTGACCATAAAGATAAACACATACTAGCCCTTGTTTTTAAAAGCCGCATATTGTCCCTTGTTGACCCCAAGGAAGGGGCAGAGATTTGCATGGAGCAAGTCCATTCAATGCCAAACCAAGGGGTTAGCTCTACCTTTGCGTTTGGTCGTGCTGTTGGCGTGATTAGCGCAGTCTGTGAATTAACAAACTACCCTTTTCACCTTGTTACGCCTCAGAAATGGAAAAAACACTTTGGGCTGACTGCTGACAAAAACGAGGCATTAGACAAGGCTAGGGAATTATTCCCAAAGGCTAAAAGCACATTGAAGCTAAAAAAAGATATTCACAAAGCAGAATCCCTATTAATTGCTGAATACTGGAGACAATGCAATGTCTGAAGTTGACGACAAAAAAGGTGTTGTGGTCAAGTTTGACCCAGTTGAATACGAGGCACTGCGAGCAATAGGCGATGGAAACTTAAGCGAAGGATTTAGGGTTTGCTTACGTTGGGCAGTGCATTTCCATGCTATCGGTTTGCGCTCAGATGACAATTTAGAATATATTGGGCTTTGCACAGTGGCAGATTAGTGGCTAAAAAGGCTTTAAAAGTGCCTAGAAGCGATTGTTTAGGGTCAGTCCATGCCAAGGTATAGGTAGGCAAGAAAAAAGCCCCGAAGGGCTTAAAATTGAAAAGTGCTCACTAACTTATTTTCTGAGAATGATTTTTAAGAGTAGTGCAATTGTTGTGTATATCACGCCATTACCTCTTGATTTTCTGAGCAGTAGGCGGCTAAATGCTTAGCAATCTCATACCAATTAACAGCATCTAAAAAAGCCATTGCATAGTCGAATGTCAATCCGCCAGTGCCTTCTGATTCTAGAAGCTCTGTTGCGTATTCCTTGCAAGTCTGACCTAGTTTATAGGTGTCGCCAGTGAATCCGAACACTTCAAAATTGTCAGAGTCCATGCCGTCAAATATTTCAAGATTGACACGCCAAGTCTCGTAGTTTGTCCAACCATTGTAAGTTTTATCAGTCATTTTTAAGCCTTTCAAAACCTTGCAAAAGCGCAAGCCCAAGGGGACAAAATCCCCAAGGGTTTGGACTCTGTTTAAACGCTCTCAGTTATTGAAATCGTGGTGAACAATGCAAATCACTTCATTGTCTGATTTCTTTATGGTTTCGACAATGTGGCAGAAATAACCGCCAGCCCGATTCGTGTCACGATATACCAGTGGGTGCAGATATTTCCATGCCTCATCTTCGCTCAGGTCATCATTTAAGCATTTCAATAAAAGATATTCCTGTGCGCCATCACAGCCCTTTTCAATCGAGCCGATTTTAGTCATCGTGATTTCAAGATATGTTTCTGTTTCTGTAGTCATGTCAGCCCCTCCATGCCAGCAATACGCCGATATATGCCCATACTGCCAAGCATAGGATTGTCTGAATTATTGGGACAATGTAGTGTTTCATTTTTAAGCCTTTCAAAGGTAAGCCCCGAAGGGCTTTGGTTGGTTATTCGGCGATTAAATCAAAGTAATGGCGGATGCCATCATTATCTTTAAAAGTGGCTGGATTGATAGCTTCTAGAATCATATCTGCAAGGGTCTCGCCCATACTGCCATCACCTGATTCACTGCCAAGGTAGATAGCATCGCTAGGGATTGATTCATAAGTGGGGAATTGTTTCATGTTTAAGCCTTTCAAATAGTGCGACAATGCACTGATAAGCCCGTGAAGGCTTACCGCTGAACTGTCAGTTTGAGTGCCTTGCTAAATATTCTGTCAGCATGATAGCAGTGTCGTAGTCATCTCGCTTGTCACCCCATGCCACAACGTGTACGCCACGTTTGGTCGTGCCAAAATAGCGCCCTACGTCTACCCCATTGGAAACATAATCCATGGGCTTGATGACGCTATTAAGTGCCTTGCTGTTGATTGTTGTGATGTTTATCATGTTAACGCCTTTAAAAAAATGTTGAATGATTTGCCTTGAGGCATTTTACTAATGCACAGACCATGCCAGTTTTTCACTTCCAGCAAAATCAAGCCTTGCAATGATAGTGTTCACTAACAGAGCGCACCAAACTGGTGATGTTAGTAAACACTCTGCACCAAAAAAGGGATGTTAGTAGACGCTATTCACCAAAACAGTGCAATCCCATAATGTGAAACCTAATTTACTGAATTCAGAATTCTGAATGTATAGACATAGAAGTTATGAGGTGATGAGATGATGGTGCTTATCTCATATATACCAGTTGAGAATGATTCTCATTTAGATTCAGAATTACCCGACCGACTGGTTAGTTAACTAATCCGTCATTTCACATAGTGGAACGCTAAGTTAGTTGGTGCTGACTTACTTTGTATGGGGGGGAGGGGGTAGTCGAGGCTCTGAGATATTGTGGTAGCCACCGCCACACTGGAAAAGGGTAATTTAGCGTTTTACACAAACAATGGCTGGCTTGAATTAAGAAAGAGGGAATGTTGACGAACAGGAGTAGACACCCGTGAGTGGGTGTATCCTTTAAAAGGAGAGCCTCTCGTTTATCTAAGTTAGAGATGCTTGTCAGTGCTATCTCTCCACGCTACCAGCCCCGTTCAATTTCTTTACTTGAGAACTACATGGTTCACTACGTTTATCCTATTTGGTCGGCTCAACCGCATAGAGGGGTGGGTGATGCCCCCGTTTGAGTCCACTATACAAGAAAACAATTCTCATGTAAAGTATGCATTAACTTCCCATTCTGATGGACAAAAGATGAACGTAGTAGATGCACTCCCTGATAACCTGAAGAAAAAGGGTCGCCCCAAGGGTTCAGGTAAGTTGACTATGGCAAAGTATGCTGATGCCAAGCCATTAGCTATGCTCCCCAAGACTGAGAACCAACGGGTCAAGGAACTCAAGGAACTCCTGATAAACAGTGCTGGAGTCAATGTTGTACAGAAGACTGTTCAGATTGCCCTTGATGACGATCACCCTGCACAGATGGCGGCGTTGAAGTTGTGCATGGATAGAATGCTTCCCGTTACTCTATTTGAAAAAGAGAAGAATCAAAGAAGTGCTGTAAACATTACGATTTCAGGCATTGGTGGTGTCACCATTGGTGAAAACACAGTAGAAGCTGAAGATATAGAAAGCAAAGATGTCTGACCTCAACTTTAGTCTACTGCCGTGGCAACAAGAGGTCTTTGCTGATAAAACAAGGTTTAAAGTCATTGCGGCAGGGCGGCGTTGCGGTAAGTCTAGGCTTTCAGCCATTACCCTGTTGATTGAAGGACTGCAATGTACTGCTGGCTCTGCTGTGCTTTATGTTGCACCTACCAATGGTCAGGCAAGGCAGATTATTTGGGATGTATTGATGGAGTTGGGTAGA